TGCAAATGAGGCGTGGCTTCTCAGCTGTCTTTGGGACAGCCTCCAACCGCGCAGGGACAACACCGAAATCCGGTGGCCTCTGCGACAGGGACTCCCATGTTGGACGGAATGATTCCGCACCGAAGAGAGAGTCCGCGCTTGCAGAAATCCTGGTGAAATTCCACCTACTGTTAGCGCCGAATCGTTCTGATACAGCTCCCGGACCATGCCGCCCCACAAGGGGAGAGGTTATGGCCGAACCGATAATCGACCCAAAGAGTATCTGGGCAACCATCGGTGCGTAAGGATCGAGGCTAGACTTAATGTCTCGACGTGAGGGAAGTTCAGAATCAATCTGAACCCACCTCTCGATCGACGCCTCGACGCGGTCGGCAGAGCAGACTTCGAACACCTTTTTGAAGGTTCGAGAAATCTGCCGAAGCCAACGGATCGCGTTTACGCTAGGAGATTCACGCAGTACACCGTCACGCTCGAAGATACCTGCCCAAAGATCCCTAAGGAACTCTGGATAGGCACACCGCGAGTACCACCCCGTGAATTCGGGGAGTACTCCGTCTCTCAAACCTGCAAGAAGCAGGTCGTCGAGGCGAGGCAATGTGATGGTCATGAAGGGTTCGCCCTCATGATCATATCTCTTACGCAACGTGAGAATATCACGTGACGGGTCGAATCCCACGGAGTCTCCTGCATCCAGCAGGAGTCGCTCCAGGAGAACTACTTGGCTTTTCATTCCGTCCCCTTTCTGGGGTGTTCGGGATCCAAGCCATCGTGAAACACTGATGCGGTAGGCGTTAGCCTGCCGCGGGTAGGGCCTGGCGGCCCCGCCCGAGAACGACTCCCAACAGCGCACCGATTGCAAAACCGGTGGCGCCAGTCAGGAAGAGCAGGGAGATGAGAAAGATATTCTCCATGCTCAGTTCTCACCAGCAGCGAGCTTGTTAAGGTTCGCATTGCTGGATGCAGTCTCCCACGTGTTGAGAGCAGTGCTTGCAGCGGTGATGTCGGCGTCGGTGATCCCCGAGAGGGGTCGATCGAACGTCCGGCTTACCATGTAGCCCTGCACCGTGATGAGCCCCGTCAGGGGATCGGTCACGTTTTTCTTCACGTAGAGCCTTGCCACGTTCCGGCGGCGCTTGCCAGTGCCGCGCGGATCGAGGGTTAGCTCGATTGATCCATCCGCCGAGCGGAACGTCCCGACCGTCGTACCCGTGAGGATACGGACGAGAGGGGTCGTCACGCCGGAGATGGTGATAGACTGCGGATCAGTGAATGCCACGATGGGCTCCTACTCTGTGTTCAATTGTGGGCATGAAGCCCTGTTCAATTGTTGTTCGGTTGTGTATTCAGTTGTGTGTACATCTACCGCGTTCGAGCAAGCCCGAGCGCGACAAGGATCGCATACTGCGGGGAAGTTAAACTCCCCAGCTGCGTACCGAACCCGAATGGAGTTGCTCGATCACGCACGCGGGAGACTGTCGAATGGTACCCTTTTGGGGTGTCCAGACGATAGTTGAATCTCCCGGTAAAATAGTCCCCGTAGCTTGTGAAAGCCACGGGTTCCTCCTCCATAACGCGAGTAAGTTGCGTTGTGAGGTATGCGTAATCAACGGCGTGCCGCCCTGATATGGGCGACAACATATGCGCGTTGGAGATTGAGTTGCCTATGTTGGCAGCCCAGTCTACGAGCCATGACCATGGCGTCAGCTCCCACAGAATCGTAGGGTCATCAACCAAGCCAAGTTGCCGAAGAACCTCCTCCGCCCTCTCTACAAACCCAATACTCGTATGGTTCGGCTTAACTAACGCCGAATACCGCGAGGAGAATTTGTAGTCCTCAGAAATGAGGTCTGTAGTACGAATACTCCAGCGACCTGGGTTCCCGACGTTCGGGGAACCAGATTGAACCTGGAAGTTCTCACCACCACCAGAAAACGGTGCTGATGTGTGACCGACATTCGCCATCTCCACGACAGTGGAGGAGGACGGACCGGTCCAACTGCGATGACGCCGGTTCGATTCGGAATAGACCATGCGGTCCAACCCGATGAAAACCTTAATCATATTCGCGTATTCCTGCAGAAGAGGCATCCACCCGAACTGGACGTTCAGATATTCGGATCCCGCATATTGAAGGGACCGAAGTTTACTCTGATAACGCCACAGAGCTCGGTGGTAGTTCTTGAGAAGTGATGGTACGTCCCCTCGCAACAGTTCTACAACTGTTGTAAGGATGTGAGCCGTCGGCCTCTCAGGAGCGGTCTCAGAAAAGAAAGCATTCGCTGTGCCCTGCCGTTGTACCGGAGTCGTCAGACTACCGGAAGTAACCAGGATGGGGTATGAAACCCAACCATGGTTTTGGACTACGGGCGTGCGTGATGCAACTTGACTGAGAGTGCATGTGCCATAGTAAGTCTCGAACGCAAAACGCGGATCGGACCCCTGTGTGGTCATGTCATAGTGACACGTAATGGGTCGCCTCAAGGCTGTCGCCTTGGCAAACAGGTGCCCAGAGTCACTACTGGAGGTTCTATTCGTGGACAATGCACCACTGGCCATCTCGGCCGGAAATGCAGCGCGCATGACTTCATCGTAGTAGCGTCTCCGCTCTGCGAGTCTGTCAACCAAGGATCCTGATTCTCTAGGACCCCTGATCCCCCACCCATCTTGATCGGGTGAGGGTGCGACATCGGACGCTGAATTTGCGCC